GTGCGTCCGGTGCGGGAGTTGAGGATTGGTCGAGGTCGAGAACAACCATGCCCCTATGAAACCTGTTCAGTCCCTCTACGCCTTCTGCGCGATAGGTCTGTGGTGAGACAGTATTGATGAGGTAGTTATCGAAAAAGATAGTCGAAGCGAATTGCTTCATCCACGGGGTATCATTTGATACCCACTTGTTCACATCCCTTGATAGTTTACGAAGTGAGAAGTATCTATTGAACTCGGATTGGGTATTGGAATAGAACGCCCAGCCATCGTGTGATCTGAACCAGAGTTCGGAGTTAACTAGAGCAAGATTAGGGCTAGTGCATCCGCGCCCAAGGAGTGAGATGCGCTGGATGTTTGATGTGTTCCATTGTGACCTTGGTAGAGATACATCCATTGAGAATGCTCCGTTCCCTGTAAGAACTACAAGCTGACCTTGGCCGCGAAGGTTGTATCCAAGCTCTGGCATGACCTTCATCCCTGTGATATTCCCCATCATGGCTGGTGTCGAGAACGCCCCGCCTTCTGCCCAGTATCCAATCTCCGTGAAGTTCTCCGTATTCTTGGTGTCAGTAAACCCACCACCATAGATGATGTCAGAAGCGTAGATTTGGTTGAACCTGTCAGAAACAAAGACTCGCCCAAAAGCATACTCCATGATCGTTCCAATTGGCATCTTTGCCAAGTATGGATTCAGTCGGTAAGCAGGTAGTTTAACTGTCCCTGTGCCTGTTCCCCTTTGAGTGTCTGTAATTATTGCTGTGAACTTAACTCCAATCGTATTGGATGGTGCGCCGATCAAAGTAAAGTTTGTATTTGTAACCCCATCTCCAAGCGAAACAATCTCGCAGTAGTCTCCGTTCTGGATTTCACTTGCTGTCAGTGTTCCTAATACCCCATCCCATGCTATTGCATTTTGGTAGCCGTTTTGGATATACGCCCGATCTTCAGCTTGCACGAAGAATGTGTGCATCATGCCCGGATCGTTGCCTTCGATGACCTTGTAGGCAAACGCTCGGTTGTTTACGATCTTGAGAAAGTAGATAATCCCCGATACCGATAGCAACATTCCATCGCTCGTTCTGTAGTTAGTCGCCCGATATGGATACGCACCTTGGAAGTTACCACCAAGAATATCGTTAACGATAGTCGCGGCTTCTCCGTCTCCAGCGATAATCGGAATGTTCCGAATGCTCGGTCTGGTTCGGTTAATGCCACCTCGGAATGTCCTATTAACCGATTCTGATACTACAGACTCTGGCAAATACGATGGATGAGTATCTGCGTCTTGCGCGATGATACTTGTGAACCCATCAAAGACTGATCCTTCTGTTGGCATTAGGTTATGGGACGATTTTTACATCGCCAGCGTTATTCCACATCGAACCAGACGGCAAGCCAGCGGATGATGTCGGGAGCGCGAGGCTAACTATATTACCAATGGAATCTCCAGCATTTAACAATATCATATTTCTATTTATTGTCGCAATGCTTGATAAAAACATTGGTGGTGTTCCATCTGTAATATTTCCTATTGCTGACACTGTATCTACAGTTCCATCAATTAAAATTTCATAAAATGCTGATGAAGTATTTGTAAATGTATTTCCACAAAATGATATGCATTCAACATTTTTTGCATATACTGCTCCACCACCATCTTCTGGAGAAAGGTTAGCAAAAGCATTCCCTGTAAATTTGTATCTTCCATTAGAAGGGCCAGATACTTCATCGTGTATTCTTATTCCATATGATCTTAGGGCAGTTCTTATCTGACAATTTGAGAATTGCATTTCTGTAACATATCTTTTTATATTAACCAATCTATCAGTAGCACTAAAATCTCTTTGGTTTGCTATAAAGCAATTAGTTAAACTCATATGCCTTGCACCTTCATTTCCTGCTGGCAATAAATTATCTACTTTTATACTTTGAGGGCCACCATCAAAATACAAATTGCTTAAATTTACTCCAATAATTTGATCATTAATAGACGATCTCTCGAAAGTAAACAAAGAATCGGTTGAGAAATTAAAATACCCGTTATTTATATTAAGACCATCTGCATAGTGGACTCTTATTATGTTAGGCAATAAATCTGATGCGGAACCAACAATATTATTTATTGAAACAGTATAGCAGGGTTGGAACGATCCTCCGTCCCCACCAGCTGCCTCTAAAAGAATCGAAGCTCCGGTTGAATTATATGTAAATGGCGAAAAGTTATATACATAAATATTACTTAATAGATTAAGTTGACCACCAGATATTCTTATATTATATTGATGATTATTTGCAGCAATATCGTCCAAAACCATATTAGAGCTTCTATTCATCCAAATGGCTGAACCAGTATTGTCAGATGTTGTTCTTGTTATTGATATATTTGAAAGTCTTCCTCCATTCACGGATTGAAAAACAATTCCATCGCCTGCATGATTAGCAACAATGCTTGTTCTACTTCTATTGCATCCCGTAATACTAATACTGCTATTAACAATTATAGAAGCGTTTGTAAAATAAAATCCCGGAGGTATAAAAACACAGCTTCTTGATGCGGATGCACTAGCATAATCAATTGCTGCTTGTATTGCAGCTGTATTTGTTGATGCGGATGCAGATGGACTTGCTCCAAAGTCCTTCACGTTCACCACATCCGCAAAGCGATCATCGAGATTGCGTGCTGTAGTTGATCCGGTTGCTGTAACAAACCCCTCATTGACTGGGCCGATTACTCCGATTGTTCCGTTTAGTTGTAGTGACATAATTTTATTTGTTTTTTGTTATACGATTGTCCAAGATTGGCCCGGAGGAACTGTTACAGTTACGCCCGGATTTACTGTGATTGGCCCAGCACTCATTGCGTTTTTCCCTGCTGGTATAGTGTAGTCTGCCGTAACTTGATTATCGTTCAAGTAAAAAATTCTGTTTGTTCCTCCGCCAGTTGGCATGTTTGAGGTTGTTACGATCCATGCTACCCCATTGTAGGCCCACAAGTTGTTCGTTACGCTATTCCAGTAGAGGTTCCCAAGCACAAGTGGCAAGCCTTGGTTGTTTAGCGTCGGTGCAACTGCAAATCCGCCCAGATAGTTTTGACCAAACGCTTGAATCCAAGCAGAGCCATTCCAAGTGAATAATCTGCTGGAAACCGTATTCCAATACATATTCCCATTTACTAATGGGAGTCCTTGGTTGTTTAGCACGGGTGCTGCCGCAAATCCTCCGAGATAGATTTCATCATCTTGGATTGCTGACCAGCTTGAACCATTCCAGACGAAAAGCGTGTTGCTCCCCGTATTGTAGTAGAGCATCCCTTCCTGCAATGGGCCTCCTTGGTTATCTACTGTTGGAGGAGTTGCAAATGGGCCAAGATAGATGCCTGCAATCTCTGCGCTGGCTGCTGCTGCTGCTGCGCTGGCTGCTGCTGCTGTTGCATCGGCATCTGCTGCGGCTGCACTAGCAGTTGCACTCTGTGCGCTCTGTCTGGCTACAGACGCATAGCTTCCAATCTGGTTTAACTTGCTATCAAGGCAAGGATCGTAGTTTCGGCAACTCATAATTTTATTCAGTTACACCAAGCCATTTCAACCATTTCTCATGCTCGTCAATAGCAGCCTTCTCAAAGTCAGCGCCATCTTCCATGGATGTAAACTCTACAGTCTTACTATTCCCATCGTGAGAAAGCTCATAGACCGCACTATTCTTGGTTTGTGAAATCAAAGTCTTCATACATTGTAATAAGGAATCTTCCGCGCTGTTCCGTTGATGTTGACCACCAAGTATCCAACTGGGGTAGCTGGCAGTGCGCTCGCTCCTCCTGCCGCGCCTACTGTGGTTGCGGTCGTAGTAGATGTTACAGTCACATCTCCTGCAACATGGAACTTGCTTTGAGGGTTATTGGTGTTAATTCCAACATCGCCATTGGCTCCATTAATGAAAAACCTGCTGGCGTAGGTATTTGCATCGCTTCTTGTAATAATGGTAAGACTCATTGGAATCTTACCAGCCGCTGGGGTTCCAGCCACATTTGTTGTGATTTCTCCAGCAACGGCTAATGCGCTTCCATCGTGACCATAGTAAACGATTTGTCCAACAGCATCATTATTTTGAACTACTGTTTGTGCAGCTTGAGTTCCCCGACTTCTGCGAAGCTGGATAAATGCATTGCCAGCATTTGCAGCAGTAGAAAGTATAGCGTTTACTGAAGAGTCATCTACAAGAGCTAAGTCGCCGCTTGTTTGAATGTTTTGGCTTCCGAAAAATGGAGATACTTTTGTTCCAGATATTGCTGCCGCTGAATTTATATCAACGTCAACAATTGTTCCGTTAGCGATCTTTGCGCTGGTTATTGCTATTACATCTGTAAGATTCATGCTTCAAATACCCTCCATGTTGAGCCTTCAAAACGCAAGGTGAATTGCATCGGCCAAGTTGTGTTCAATACCAAATCATCATTCAAATTCTCAATCAACGATCCGTTGCGCTGGACTGTGACATTGTTTGTTCCCCATGTATTGAAGTGGTTTGCAAACACAATCTCATCGAACTGATTAGGGTTCTGTGGAAGAATGATGTTGAATGGCCCTGTTACAGAATTTACAGATAACTTCTCTCCAGCCTTAGCGAAGTGAGTAGCAGAAATAGCCTGCCAACCTTGCGCGGTAAGCCATTTGATTCCGTTGTCCCATGCCAGCATGGATGGGCTTGATGGGTTGGCGATGGTCTTGGTGCAGAACGCATCGTCTTCTACCATTACTCGGTTGCCCGTGGTTACGGTTCCGTATGGTTCACAGACTAATGGTTCGTCTCCTTCGCAGGGTGGACATGGTATGCAATTGCTCATAGTTTATCTGTTTTTTTATTGTGATACAAATGTTGTTCCATTAAAATCTATTTGAAGTCCAACATTTGATAAAGAAAGTGTATTATATACTTCTACTCCTAATTGAGATGATCCAACAAAAGGTGCTGCCGCAAAACCAACCTCTCTTTGCACAATTTCTGTTGATGTAAATGTAGTCCCATCCCATTTGATCTCAAAAACATTATAACAATAATAAAATGAACCCGTTGCATTTACGACATTCATCATAATATCGCCATAAAATCTTGATGCGATATTAGCTGGAAATAAATATTTTAATGTAGCTGGTGCAACATGATTGAATTCACTAAAGACAAATTTTGGATTTATTAAAATAATAAATGTTTCTGGAACAACAGTTACATTATTTGTGCAATCTATGAATGTATGTTCTTTTACCAGTATGCTATCTGTTGGCAAATATGTAGTATTTGAAAATATTGCAGTATTACATAATTTAGTTGAGTTGTTGAAAGCTGTAATTTTACCTTCTTGAAAATTAAACCCCTTATCACAATTATAAATAATATTGTTTGTTATTGAAATTAAAGATTCACCTTTGCAAACTGAATATATTCCTGTTTCAAAATCATGCATTATATTATCTGCAATAATAACTTCGCTTCCGGGTATTTCAGATACTTGCAGAACTATCCCAAATGTTCCCGCTTCTCTGCTAGTCCCATATTGAATTAAATTATTTGATGATATAATTACATATTGTGGATTTAATTCTGCCCCGCCAATGCTATTTGCATTAAATTCAATACATTTACTTGTAGCTCCACCCTTTGTGATACTTATGTTATTTCCAATAATTTTTACATTATAAGATTTTTCTTCGATATGTATTCCATCAGTATATTGGCCTTTAATAATGTTATTTGAAATAATAACATTTGATACAGATGCTAATGCTATTCCAAGTGCTTGAGTATGACCCGCTGTAATATTGCACCTGTTATCCTCAAATGTGTTGCCATCAATAATTACATCTTCCATAATTCCCTTTGGGGAATTAAGCCCACAATCGTTACGATAATTTGTTATGAATTTATTTGATAGAATCCGAATATTTTTTTGAGTTGAAGTAGCAGCATTGTCTTTTATAAATGGCCAAGTCTGCCTTGTTATAACGCAATTTTGAACCAACAGATTGTTCTGCGTTCCCGTTGGAAGGTGAAAAAAACCATAACTTTGATGCGATTCAACAGAACCAGAGTTTGTTACTTTCCCGTCTATCAAACAATCGGTTACAGTAAAGTTGCTATTAGATATTAAGAAGATAAAAGATAGCGCGCTCGCAGGAACGGTTGTTTCTATTGCAAGATTACTGATTGAAAGATTTGGATGTTGAACAAAAAAACAAGTTCCTCCGCCTAAATGGTTAAATAATAGTCTTGTGTTTACTTTTCCATCTCCCGCCATTGTGACATCTGGCGGCGGCACAAAGCAGGTTCCGCCTGCTGGAACATCAATTTTGTAATTCCCTGCCGGAATATACAATTTTTTTTTTGTGGTAGAAGCCGCGTTCATTGCATTTGTAAATGCAGTTCTATCATCCGCCGCACCATCTCCAACCGCTCCGAAGTCTTTTACATTGATTACATCTGCTGAGCGGGTAACAAGATTGCGAGCAAATGTCGTTCCCGTTGCCAAAAATGGAGTGAACTCGTTAAATTCAGTTTCAACCCAAGATGTCCCATTGTAAGCCCACAGGTTATTGGATGCTGTGTTCCAATAAAGATTTCCTAACTGCAATGGATTTCCCTCGTTGTCCAATGTTGGTGCTGCCGCAAAACCTCCAAGGTAAAGCTCGCCCTCAACTGCTGGCATCCAACTTGTTCCATCCCATGCCCACAAATTATTAAGAACACTATTCCAATACAACGCCCCAACCTGAAGTGGATCGCCTTCATTGTCTACTGTGGGTGCTACTGCGAATGCTCCAAGGTAAAGGGCGTTGAACTCAAGCCAGCTATTCTCTGCGTTGATAGCGTAGGTATTCGCCTGACGAGCGTAGCTTGCTGTCTTAGTAGCAAGCTGGTTGATAGCATCGTAGTTTGGGCCGCAAGGATTGCAGTTAGAAGTTGAAGAGCAGTTACCCATAATTTTGTTTTATCGTTAACGATATTTTAATGTTAAGTCAAGCGTTTTCCACCAATAGATATGGAATCGTCTTTTGGTTGTATCTACTCATCTCCGAGTAGACTAGATTTATGAACCCATCCCATTGGGGTGGGTAGATCGTCTGACAGCCGAGGCTGCTGGTAGTGCTATATCCTCCCTTATGGATGTTTATCGCAGTCCCCATCGAATCACCTTCACCATCTCTCGTAACAGGGAGTTGTTCTTTCGCGTTAGCAGGTCGTAACGCAGGGTAGCCACCTCCGGGTTTAGAGATGCCATGATTGCCTTTACGGTAGCGATGCACACCCGTTTTAAGCACCGCGATACCTTTCTTGAAAACTGATGGATCAGTATTAGCGTTAAACGTAGCATGAACGCTTGGTGATAGAAGAATGATCGCATCGTCGTAGATACC